CAACATCACCAGCAAAAGAACTTGCATTCAGAAGGCTGCACCTGTGCCAGTGGACAGATACTGTCACCAGGTGGCTGTCATTCGACCTGTGGGACCAGTGCCAGTGTCCCAGACCAGATCTGGATGGGCGGACTTGTTACGGGGCACTGGACCTGTCCAGCACACAGGACTTATCTGCTTTTGTTCTGGTGTTCCCACTGGATGATGGAACCCTGTGGATTGAACCATTCTGCTGGGCACCACGGGGTGTTCTGAAACAACGCGAACGCTCTAACAGAATGAGGTATGACCAGTGGGTGTCCAGTGGTCACCTGAATGTGACAGATGGTGATGTGATTGAATACGAAGAAGTTTATGCACAGATCAAGAGACTTGCCACACAATACAGGATACAGGACATCGCAATTGACAGATGGAACTGTGCCCAGCTAGCCCAACAGATGCAGTCAGATGGTTTACAGGTAGTGGCTTTTGGTCAAGGTTATGCATCCATGAGTCCTGCAGCTAAGGATTTTGAAACCCTGCTTGCAAGCAAAAAGATACGACATTCTGGACATCCAGTATTGCGATGGTGTCTGGGAAACTGTTCAATAGAATCTGATGCAGCAGGCAACATTAAGCCTAGTAAAAGCAAGAGTTCTGAAAAGATCGATGCACTGATTGCATCAATCATGGCTGTGGCCAGATCCAGAGTAGGGGAAGCAGGGGGCAGAATCGGACACAATGCACCATCTGTGTATGAATCAAGGGGGATGATGACCTTATGAACCTAGCTGAAAGGCTCATGTCATCCATCACTAGGGCTGCATCCTATTTTGTAGGCAGTCCAAAAAACCGTATGCCCAATCTCAGGGACCCAGCACTCAACAGCTTCTTTGGTGTTCCCACCAGCACTGCTGGTGTTGCTGTCTCAGAAGACACTGCACTGACCTACAGTCCTGTGTTTCAGGCAATCAGAATCATCAGCGAAACCATCGCAAGTCTACCACTGCATGTGTATGACAAACAGCCTGGTGGTAGGGTCAGAATCGATGACATTGCTGTGGCTTATCTGCTCAAAACCCAGCCTAATTCAGAGAGTTCAGCATTCCAGTTCCGTGAAAGTATTGTGGCACATGCCCTCTCATGGGGTAACGGTTTCGCTGAAATAGAACGCGATGTATTCGGCAACATCAAAAACCTGTGGCTACTTCCACCAGATCTGGTCAAGATCGACCGGGACACCAACGGGAACCTGTTCTACAAATACCAGATTCCCGGTAGTTCTGTGGTGAGATTGGCACCATCAGATGTGTTCCACATAGCTGGTCCTGGTTTCGATGGGATCACAGGCTACAGCCCCATTCGGTTAGCCAGAGAGTCCATCGGACTGGGCATGGCTTGTGAACAATTCGGGGCTGGTCTGTTTGGGTCTGGGGCTAGACCATCAGGGATGCTAGAACATCCCGGTAGGCTGTCTGATGATGCTAGGGGCAGACTTCGAGGGGACTGGGAGAGACTGCACAGTGGGCTGGATAACAGCCACAGGGTAGCCATTCTGGAAGAAGGGATGAAATGGACAGCCACATCCATCCCACCTGATGATGCACAGTTCCTACAGACTAGAAAATTCCAGATAGAGGAAGTGGCTAGATGGTTTAACATCCCACCATCGAAACTCAGGGACACAGGTGGGGTTTCCTATTCCAGTCTGGAACAAGAAAACATCGCATTTCTTTCTGAGACCCTGAGACCATGGCTGGTCAGGATTGAACAGGAAATCAAAAGAAAATTGCTTTCCCCTGAATCTGACAGCTACTATGCCGAACATTCAGTAGAAGGTCTGTTACGCACAGACCTAGCTGCACGGTATGCAGCCTATGCTGTGGGCAGAAACTGGGGCTGGTTATCCATCAATGAAATTCGGGCACTTGAAAATCTAGAACCAGTACCAGGTGGGGATGTATACCTGCAACCATTGAACATGCAGCCACTGGATGGACCTGGTGGGGCACAGGCACCACCAGCCACACCATCTGTTACCACAGCCCCAACCACAGCCCCAGCACTGACACCAACAGCAGACACACCAGACAGCGCAACTGCATCTGTTGGTTCTGATGCTGGGGCTGTCATCCACAGTGCTGCATGGTGTGAAAAACTGGCACAGGATATGACAGACCACCAGATCCCATCCTGTGAACATGGCTACACCAACAGATGCAGGATCTGTGGCATTGAAAGGGAAAGAGTACTGATCCCACCACCAGAACCAGGTGGACAGCACAGCTGGGGGATCAAGTGGTCACCAATTGCACCAAAATCAGAAAGGGCTGGTGGTCCAGATGGAAACTAGGGCACTGGGGACCATGGGTGTGGATTCTGGGAGACTGGTGGGCTATGCAAGCGTGTTTGGCCCACTGTCAGAGGATCTGGGCGGGTTCAGAGAACGAATCGCACCGGGGGCATTTAATCGAACATTACAGAACAAGTCTGATGTGCGGGCACTGGTGAATCATGACAGTACCATGGTTTTGGGAAGGCGACAGAATGACACTCTGCAACTGTCTGTGGACAGCACAGGGTTGAAAGTCACGATTAACCCACCATCCACCAGCTACGCTGCAGACCTCATGGAACTGGTTAAGCGGGGTGATGTGTCCCAGATGTCATTCGGATTCATCGTCACACCTGGTGGGGAATCATGGGGTGTGGAAGACGGTGTCAAAATCAGAACTGTATCTGATCTGGAACTGTTAGAAGTTTCAGTGGTGTCCATTCCAGCTTATCCTGACACCACAGTAGCTGTCAGGGGGCTGGGTCTGTGGGAGTCTGACAGACTGCAAAAGCGTCTGCAGAATCGGGGGAATCGGATAACATTACTGCAGCTGATGCTGCCGGGGGGCTGAACATGACTGATCGACAGAAGCTGGCACAACAGCGTGCGGGGCTGGTAAAGCAGGCTAAGGGTCTGCATGACCTAGCATCACACCGGGAATGGACACCAGAAGAATCTGCTAAGGTGGATGATATCGTAGCACAGATTCAATTGCTGGATACCAGGCTGGTAGCTGCAGAGGAATACATTGCAGCGGATTCAGCAGAGGATACCACGGAAGAACCAGCGGCTGAACCAGCGGCTGAACCAGCCATGGCAGATCCAGAACAGCCACAGCAAAACAATCTGGCTCGCCGGATTGAAAAACTAGAGGGCCTTCTAGTGTCTAATCGTCGCACTGCACCTGCTCCACTGGGTTCCCCTGCTTTTGTGCGGGATTTCAATGACCGCCGTCTGGAATCAGACCGCCGGTCAGCATTGCAGGGATGGTGCCTGGGCCGTGAAGCCACTGCACAGCATCGGTCAGCTGCACAGCGAACTGGTCTGGATCTGAACAATGATCGACTGGTTTTGAAGCGGGCACAGTCCACTACCGCTGGTGATGGTGGTTACACCATTCCACAGGGATTTCTTGCTGAACTGGAAAAGCGATTGCTGTACTACAACAATCTTCGCAATGTCTGTCGGGTAATCCGCACTGACACCGGAAACCCACTCCCATTCCCTGTCACTGATGACACCGGGAACCCAGCAACAGTGGGTGCAGAAAACACTGCACCTTCAGAAACTGCAATGACTTTTACACAGGTCCTTCTTGGTTCCTATCGTTATGAATCGCTGGTCCTGACCAGCAACGAACTGTTGCGGGATTCAGGTCTAGATCTGGCTTCTGAAATTGGTGGCATGTTGGGTGAACGTATCGGACGGAAAGAAGCCACTGACTTTACCACGGGAAATGGAACCACAGCCCCACAGGGTGTGGTGACAGGTTCTTCTGTGGGTGTTGCTGGTGCCACCACCACCACCATCACCTTGGCTAACATCATGGGGTTGATCGGATCCCTTGACTATTCCTACCAGCAGGGTGCAAGTTTCATGATGCATCAGGCAGTGTGGAACACGATTCTGCAACTGGCTGACAGTCAGTCCAGACCACTGTTCCTTGACCTGCTGAATGGGAATGCACCCAAGCTGTTGGGCTACCCAGTCATTGTCAATAATGCCATGGCTTCAAGCATTGCAGCCAGTGCTAAGACCATCCTGTTCGGTGATTTCAGCAAATACATGATTCGTGATATCGGTGATATTGAAATCATCCGATTGAACGAACGGTATGCTGAAAAGTACCAGACTGGGTTCCTTAGCATCCATCGGTCAGATGCAAAGGTAATGCAAACGAACGCGATCAAGCGTATCACTCAGCCTGCAAGCTAAGGTGGCCCATGAAAGTTAAGGTCCTGATCCACTGTGTGGGCACATCTGAAAATCACTGGCCTGGCACTGTCATTGACGTACCAGACAGCGATGGACAGAGGATGCTGGATGCAGGGCTAGCAGAACTGGTGGTGGTTTCAGTAGTGGTTCCTACCATTGCTGAAACCCCAGAATCTAAGCGAAAAAAGAGGTTTGAATCCCGATGAACCTAAAGGTGTTGGCCCAGCCTGCTGTGGAACCCTGCACCTTAGCAGAGGTGAAAGCCTATTGTCGGGTAGACAGCACAGATGATGATTCCACCATTGCTGGAATCATGTCTGCAGCTAGGGAATATGTTGAAAGACACACCAAAAAGACTTTAATCTACACAGCCTACAGACTGACACTAGATGCTTTCCCAGCATGGGACGACATAGAACTACCACGAATTCCAGCCATTATCGCACCATCTGCAACAATCTCAGGTGTGAATTATGACACACCCAGAATTAGATACTGGGATGGTGATGGTAACCAGCAGACCATGGTGGTGGATGTGGATTATGAACTGTTGCTGGACGATAACCCACCCAGAATAGTACTGCCTGCAACTATGCTGTGGCCTATCACTCTGGTCTATCAGAGGGGTGCAGTAGAGGTGGATTTTGTTGCTGGGTATGGTTCTGCACCTGGTGCAGTCCCACCACTGCTGAGAATGGCTGTGAAGATCCTGACAGCCCACTGGTATGAACACAGGGACGCAGTTGGAAGCTATGGGACCGAGGTTCCCTTGGCACTGGCTAACATTTTGTCCCTGCATGATTCAGGGGGTTACAACTAATGCCCCTAACCACCATCGGCACAATGAGACACAGGCTAATCCTACAGTCCCCCACAGACACTGTGGACAGCTATGGACAGCCCATCAGAAGCTGGACTACCTACACCACGGTATGGGGACAGGTCATCGCACAGGGTGGGACAGAGGTCCAGCAGGCTGGACAGCTGTCTGGTCTGGTCACATACCAGGTAGTCATCAGGACCCTGTACACAGTAGCCATGACACACAGAATGATCTGGGAAAACAAAACCCTGAACATCCAGTCTGTGATCCCACTGGATGGGGAAAGAAAGTTCATGAAAATCGTGGCTATCGAGGAACAGCCGTGATGGGTAGACCATTTGGAATAGATCTGCATGTGCAGGGGCTGGATATCATGAAAAGGATTCTGGGAGACTTCCCAAAATCCTTGAATGCAGCATTCAAACGGTCTGCAACCATGACTGGAAGAATAGTCAAGAATGCAGCAAAAGCACGGGCACCAAGTAGAAGGAAGTCCATCAGGATAGGTAGCAAAAGTGTCGCCATGTATGGGACTTCTGGATCACTTAAAAAGTCTATAGACAATGTGGCAAGAAAGCCAAAAAATGCACAGGGCACATCCACATGGATAGGGATAATTGGTGCAAGAAAAGGCATGGGGGCTGTCGGGTGGGTCAAGTGGTACAAACGAGCTAAGGGTCAGCCAACATACAAAAACACCACGGTTTCCATTGAACCCAGCAGGTATTCCCATCTGGTAGAGAATGGATCCATGAACAAGCTGTGGCGCAGTGGGCGTATGGTACAGGTCCCAGCTAGACCATTCCTTAGACCAGCAATGGATGCATCGAAATCACAGGCTGTTTCGATTACATCGGATAGCGTCAATAAAGAAATTGAAAAGCTGGTTAAGTCTGGGAAAGCTTCCCCTGTCAGTAATGGGGAAACATCATGAGTCTACTAGGAAAGGTACTCAGGACCTACCTGACAGAACAGACAGGGTATTCAGCAACCATACCTGGTGGAATCAGTCCAGAGGTCACAGGGACTGGTCTACCACTACCATTCGTTCACTACGCTGGTGTGTCCAGACAGAGAACACAGCTAGTGGGGAATACCAGCATTTACTACACTGAACGGGTGACATTCGCCTGTGCAGCTACCACCAGATCTGGTGTTCAGACTGTGGTGGACTGGATAACATCAAAAATTGCATTGGCTTCTACACGAACTGTTATGTCTGGTGTCACTGTCCACACACTACGGGTGGATGATGAAGGGGACATAGCAGAGTTTCTAGCAGACGGTGCAGATGAACCAGTCCGAACCACGACAGTGGATGTAATTGGGTCCTACGAAATAACATAAGGGGGGTGATCCATGGCTATTCAGTTTCCAGCAGGGGCAGTTGCTTCAATTGCCACGTTGACATCAGGTTCACCTGGTGCAGCTACAGTCCTAACTAATGTAAAAAGTATCGGCGGTTCTGCTGTTACGCGTGCTATGGCTGATGTGACGGCACTGGGTGACACCACCTTGCAGCGGTTACCCAGCAGGAATGACAAGGGAACCTTGCAGATTACGTTTTATCTGGATGACACAGCCACAGCCTCTAACCAGATAACTACCCTGAAAACACGATTGACTTCTGGAACACACACCAGAATCACAGTAAACCTTTCATCGGGTTCCACCATTGATGACCTGTTCCAATATGATGGGTATGTGACAGAAGTAGGCGAATCAGAAATTGCAGCGTCTGATGATGCACTGCAATACACGGTTACCATGCAACGGTCTGACAAGTACTAAGGGGTGATGTATGGGTCTGAACAGGGAACAGCTACTAGCACAGGCTAGGCCCAAAATCATAGAAGTCCCAGTCCCAGAATGGGGTGGGACTATTCATTTACGGGACATCACAGCTGGTCAGAGGGACCAGTATGATGGTTACCAGATCGACCAGCAGGGACAGAGTAAGTACACAGATTTCAGGGCTAGACTTCTGGTTCTGTCGATCTGTGATCAGGATGGTAACAGGCTGTTCACAGATTCAGAGGTGTCCACCATCAGCAGTTTACCAGCACATGTGGTGGACAGGCTGTGGGACCAGGCTGCACTGTTATGTGGATTGAAGACAGAGGAAGTGGAAAAAAACTAAGAAAAAGACCAGTCAGGCGGGTGATGTTTCGCTTGGCTGGTCATCTGGGCTGCACTGTTGCCGAACTAGAACAGAGGCTGTCCAGTTCTGAATTAACCGAATGGGTAGCACTGGCTTGGCTAGACCCATGGGGAGAGTACAGGGCAGATGTTCGTGGGGCTGTTGCTGCATGGGCTAGTGTGGCTGCATGGTCATCACAATCTAAAGTTCAGGACTTTTTACCTGCTGATCCATGTGCAATCCCAGAACCAAAAAGTGTAGAATCCAGACCAGCAGAACAAAAGAAGGTGGCTAGCCTAGATGAACTGGCTGCAGCCAAAATGTACCTGACCAGTCTGGGACTGGTCCCAGTTAAGGGGATAGACAATGGCTAGTATTGCAAAAATGTCTGTCCAGATGGGCTGGAATGGGGAGGAAGCTGAAAAGGGTGCAGCTTCCATGACAAAAACATTACAGAAGGTGGAAGCTGCAGCCAAGTCCAGCAATGACAAAATGAAAGAAGCTGGGAAACCAGACTCAAAAGAAGAAGCGATTTTCCAGAAAAAACTAGCCAACATGAACGAACTGCAAAGGCAACAGGCACTGGCTTTTGAGGAAACGAAAAAGCGCAGAATGGCCATGACTGCGGAAGAAGTCAAAGCAGATATCGCAAAAGAAAAAAAGACAAAAGAAAAGGAAATGTTTGCTGAATCCCTGAAAAACATGAATGCACTTGAACGTGATAAAGCACTGAAAGACAAAGAAACTCAAAAACGCCGCATGAACATGACTAAGGAACAGATCCTAGCAGACATCGAGGCTGAAAAGAAAAAGGAAGAAGCCAAAAAACCAAAGGCACCTGGTGCAGGGTTCTTTACCGAAGCACTGTCTGGAATCACCCTGCTTAAGGGTGCTTTTGATATGTTGGTACTGGGACCCATTCAGGCTTCCATCGGGATTCTGAAACTGGGTGGTGATGCACAAGCGGCACAGATCAAGCTGGGGTACATGGCTGGTTCTGCTGTTCAGGGTGTGGATGCATTCCGAAAACTGCAAAAGCAGGCTGCAGACACTGGGGTTCCACTCACTAACCTTACAAAATCACTTACCACCCTGACTGGTCTGGGCCTGTCTGTTCAGGCTGCAGGCAACATAATGTCTAGGCTAGGCAATGCTGTCCAGATTCTGGGTGGTGGTGCAGCTGGTGCAGATGCAGTGGCTGGTTCCATCGCACAGCTAAGAGCCTCAGCCACAGCCACAGAAGGTCCATTGCAGCAACTGCAATCTAGTGGACTGAAAGTATTTGAAGCCCTTGCAGAGGAACTGTCAGCAGTCACAGGGGAAGCTTACACTGTCGAAACAGCGATGCAGAAAGTCCGTGATAATGCAGTCATGACAAGTACTGCTGTTGCAGCAGTATTCAGGGCAAGTAATAACCCTGCTGCACAGGCTGCAGCAGAAGGTATTGGTTCAACATTTAGCAGACAGTTGGACAAATTGCAGGAAGGTTTCACTGCTGTTCTGACCAGTGTCGGTGAAACTCTGATCAATGCATTGAACCCTGAACGTGTTATTGCTGCATTCAGGGGGGGAATGGAAGCAGTCAAAACCATTATTGATCAGATATCAGAAAGTCTGGGACTTGCAATTGATCCAAAAAAGGCAGATGGTCTGGAAGCAGTTTTCAGGAATTCCAGAAACTTAGTGGTGGACATAGCTGAATCACTGGTTATGGCTGGTGTGAAATTGTACGACTGGATCAAACAGTCTGCTGGTACTTTCCAGAACATCATGGATAAAGCACAGCTACTAACCTTGCAGGCAAAAAAAGCTACTTTTGTGGCCACTGATCCCATATTTGGTGGGGAAGATAGGACCATGTTGACAAGGGCATTGAACCTTGCAACAGAACAAGATGTAAAAAACATGAGCAGAGACATTATGAATCTGAAGGTGAAAATAGCACATGCAGACACTGCTGCACAAAATGCACCTGGCACAAACACTGCACCTATCGCCAAAACTTTTGCCGATGTTAGAGAGAAAATGAAAAAAGCAGATATGGAAAAAGACGCTGAAAAGAAGGCAGTAGAGGCACAAAACAAAATCAATGATGCAGCAAAAGAACTAGCCAAGAATGCAAACAATGCAGCGGCTGCACTGGAAAACCTACGAAAGCAGGAAAAACAACGCGTAGAAGATCTGGAAATGATAAATAAGGACCTGAAGGTTAAGACACTGGATCTGATGCGTGCTAATGCCACGGCAATGGAAGAATTTAGCAGGAAGATCACAGACAGCCTGAATCAGGTGAAACAGGCAGCTGGCGCAGATGCTAACCTAAATCTGAAATTCAAACAGGGACTAAGGCGACAGGTAGGAAAGGATCTAGAACAGCTGATCAAGGATTTTGGAACAGCCCCAGATCAGAACCTACCTCAGACCATGACTAGGGGATCCAGTGCAGCAGTTGAACAGGAAATCAGGGCCAAAATGCAGCTAACAGAACAGGACTTCCAGTCGCAACTAAAGGCTGCAATGCTGAACCAAGCTAGACAGTCAGAACTACAGGTGGAACGGCTGGACAAGCTGGTCACTGCAGCTAATGAAGCTGGTGTGTTCGCACAGGCACAGCTAAACGAACAGAAACGCATTGCAGACGCACAAAAGGAAGCTGCAGCGAATGCAGCAAAAGCAAAACCAGCTGTGGCTGTCGCACCTAAATAAAGGATACATACCATGGCATATACACATTTTGTGGAAGTGGCTGAAGGTCGCACAGCTAATGTGGACCAGAAGTACCAAAGAACCTACACCAGGGTTTTCCTAGTCAGAACTAATGACTGGGCATATGGTCCAGCGTATGCAGGTAGTCACCCATCACTACCCAGAATCTGGTCAAAGTATCCAGAAGACACAAAAGCCTACTGCACCAGCATCACACCCACACAGGATCAAGGGGATCCCTACCTGTGGAGAATTACTGTCCAGTATGCATATGTAGTGAATGAATCACCCGAACAGGAAACACAGCAGGATGGACAGGACCCAGCAGAACGAGTGGAAAACCCACTGCTACGCCCACGGGATTACACAGTCAGTACCACCAGTTATCCACTGGCTGTGAAATTCGACAGGTTTGGCAACAAAATAGCTAATTCTGCTGGTGATCCATTCCTACCACCTGTCGAAATTGTCAAGGGTGGGGCAACCATCACAGTGGGATTGAACAGCCTGAATCCAGTCACATCCACATGGATAGCATCCATAGGGAAACTGAATCAGGCTTCATTCATTCTGGGACCGTATGCTGTTGGTGCAGGTCTAGCAAAATTGAATTCCGTGAATGCAAACAGGGTTTTTGAGGATGGGATTTCTTACTGGCACTGGACACTGGTATTCGAGTACAGACCAGATGGGTGGTCTTTTGTTATTGCGAATGTGGGGAAACGTCAACGGTCTGTGGTTTTGGATGAATTCGAGGACATTATATCACCTCTGGGTGGTATAGTTTCCACACCAGTCTATCTGGATGAATTCGGTTTCGCACGGAAACCTAGCGAAACTGCAACCTATCAGGTGTTTCATGTTTACCCCAGAATCGCGTTCCCCAGCCTATAAAAGAGGTGTCCCATGGCTGGTGGTTATCTTGTCGATGGTGATAGTTTCAGCAGGATCAGCAGGATGCTGTTGGACTTTGAATCTGGCCAATTGACTAACAGAAACGCAGATAATGTTTACTATGAAACCAGTACCAGTCCCATCATCCACCCTGTGCTGGTCACCAGTACCACCAAGAATGGGTATGGGTACTACGCTGGGAAACTGCTGAAATACGACTCAAAACTAAACACATACACTGAATTTTCAGACATTCTGATCAGGGATGTGAACAATGATGACCTGACCAGAAAAAGGTATCTGGGCCGTCTCGCTGGTTACAGTGCCGATTCCAAAATAGTTTACCTGGTGCAGCTGGTAGCAGGTGTGACCAGTGGGGATTCAGGATCAGGGTCTGGTGTTTCAGGCAGTGGTTCTGGTGTGTTCTCTGGGACTTCTGGATCTGTAACCAGTGGTTCTGTCATCAGTGGATCTGTGGTCAGTGGATCTGGTTCTGGTGTGTCAGGATCTGTGGTCAGCAGTGGGTCTGCTCCTTGCACAGGGACTTGTTACTACTGGTGGACAGGTATTCAGTGGGCACTACAGTCCACCACCTGTACTGATGGCTGTGGACCCTGCACATTCCCCACCACACCAGGTACTGTGTTTGGGGAAACTCTGCTGGTCCCCTGTACTGCTGAATCAGGATCTGCACCAGATAGTGGACTGATCATCAGTGGGTCTGAATCTGGGTCTGGTTCTGGTGTGTCTGGATCTGCTGTCAGTGGGTCTGTGCTGTCAGGATCAGTAGCCAGTGGGTCCATCATCACCAGCGGTTCTGTGGTCGATTCTGGGTCAATAGCTAGTGGTTCTGGTGTTTCAGGATCAGTGGCCAGTGGTTCTGTGCTGTCTGGATCTGGTGTGTCTGGATCGGTGGCTAGTGGTAGTGTGGTCAGTGGTTCTGGGCTGTCTGGATCAGTGGCTGGTAGTGGATCTGGTTCTGGTGGTAGTGCAGGCTCTAAAGGATCTGGGAACACGATAGAGGTGGTAACAGATGTGCAGTGTGTGAATGGTAGTATTGTTGTAACCAAAACTACCATCACCATAGCAGGTTAAAAATGAGTACCACAAACATAGGACCCTGCAACTGCTGCACTTCTGCATGTGGCTGTTCTTCATGTTTGTGGCGGTGGATTTATTTTGAAGCCACTATGTCCTATGCATGGTCAATTATTGATGGATGTGGTGGTGGTAGTGGTTCTTCTGAACCCTGTTGTGGCTGTCCATCACCACCACGGATGGGAAATTATGAAGAAGAAGAATACCAGATCAACTGCACACTAGGTGGGAACACCAACAGATGCAGCTGCACACAGTGTAGTTTCTGGTGGGATGCATTCCTGCTGGAATGGGTGCCATTGACAGGATGCACTAACCAGTATGGTGTAGTGGTGGGAT